AGCCCAGACTCGCAAAGTACGCTAATATAGAATTATTTAGTATAAATAGTCGTGGCTGCTAATTACAAAGTAAATATTGAATTAGATACTAAAAAATTAGATAAGCAACTTAGACGACTAAAGAATCAGGTAGAAGAAGTAGGTAAGGTAAAGAGAGGTGTAGGAGGTGGTGGAGGTAAAAGAAGAATATTATCTACTGAAGCTGATGATCAGTTTTATAAAAATTTAGGAATAAAAACTAGACAATTTGCAAAAAGTATAAATCCAATATTAAACAAAGCAGATAAGGTAGCTTCTAAAGGGGGTATGCTTGCTCTTCCTGATAGCAAGATGCTGAACGCACAAGTTAAGGGAATAAAAAGATTAGAAACATCAGCAGACATAGCAGCTAAACACGCAGAAAGAAAAGCTAAAGCAGAGGGAAGGTCAGCTAAATTTGCAGTGGACTCAATGAAGGCAAATCAGGCATCTGCAAAAGCTGGAGCAGCCCACGCACGAAAACTAGAAAGAATGAGAGGCGATACAGGTTTCACGGCAGCACAATACGGACCACAGTTCGATAGTATGTCTCTTCCAACTCAGTCTGGACTTAACTTTGATAGAAGAACAGGCAAGCTATTACGGGGAAGAGCAGGATCTAGCCCAAACACATTGCGGAATCTAGGTAGAAGATTCGATACGCAGAGTGCTCTGATTAGTGGAGCTTTTCCTCTGTTATTCGGGCAAGGTCCAGGTGTAGCAGCAGCAGGAGCTTTAGGCGGTGGTATCGGTGGAATGTTTGGACAAATGGGTGGATTTGCGGGAGGTATTGCAGCCACAGCAGCAGTCCAAGCCATACAGTCTGCTGTGCAAGCCATCGGAGATTTAGGAAAAGCCCTTGGCCCGTTTACTAAAAATAGTCAAGCTGCGATAGAAGCATTAGGTCTACAGGGATCAGCACAAGAAGCTCGTATAAAACTAATCGAAAGAGCACAAGGAAAAAATGCAGCATTTAACGCAACTATGGAACTTATGGCTAACAGAGTAGGAGATGATGGGGTTGAGTCAATAACTAAATTTGGCGAAACCACAAGATTACTAAATAACCAGTTTGCTACTGGTGTAGCCAAAGTACAGGCGTTTACAGCTTCAATATTGAATTTCTTAGTAAAAATAACAGGCTATGAAAAAAGTCTTAGAGATGCTGATGTCCAACAAACTCTTTCTGATGCAAGAACATTGGATGACCCTCGTGCGATAGCTTTGCAGGAAGAAAGAGAAGAAATAGAAAGAACAGGATACAGAAATACAAGTAGAGGAATAAAAATTAAATCTGGAACAGCAAGCGCATTAAAAGAATTGGAGGCTAGAGAAGCAATACTAGCAACAATTATAAACACAGAAATAGAGGCAGCTACTTTAACAGAGAAATTTGACTTAGCAGCTAAAAAAGTAGGTGAAGAAAGAGAAATGACAGAACGAATAATTGAACTTAGACGAGAAGGGTTAAATCCTGAAATCGCAAAAACAATAGCTGAGTTAGAAAAACAGGCAAAAACAGGAAAAGATGCTTTACAAGCTGAAATAGATAAACTATTAGAAAAGCAACAAGAGTTAGGAGAGTTACCTCCCTTAGAACAAGCAAGACTGACCACTCTTGAAAAACAATTAGACGCAATAGACGATCAGATAGACGGAATTAAAGAAACTGAAGAAGCTACACACGATCTAAATAAAGCAGCAGAGGAGACATTAGATGCTTTTGAAAAGATGAAAACAACTATTCAAAACGATATAAAAGATGGAATAAAAGGACTTATAAAAGGTACTTCTACTCTTAGCGATCTACTCAATAACGTAGCGGATAGATTCTTAGACGTAGCATTAAATCAAGCACTGTTTGGAAATGCAGGAGGCCAAACTGTAACAGGTGGCCTATTTAAAATGTTTGGTTTTAAAGCTGCTGGCGGTCCAGTAACAGGAGGCAAACCTTATGTTGTAGGAGAAAAAGGTCCAGAAATATTTACCCCAGGTGTATCTGGTGCAATTACCCCAAATCATGCTCTTGGCGGTTCAACAAATATCGTAGTAAATGTAGATGCTTCTGGTTCTTCTGTTGAAGGTGATGAACAAGGTGGTAGAGAACTTGGTCGTGTAATTTCAGTTGCGATACAATCTGAATTAATAAAACAGAAGAGACCAGGAGGATTATTAACATAATGGCTACATTTCCTTCAATAAAACCTACATACGGACAACAAAAAAGATCCGCACCATTAACTAGAACAGTTCGTTTTGCTGATGGCTATGAACATCGAATATTATTTGGACTTCCTGCTCATCAAAATGGAAAAATTTATAATTTTACTTTTAATGTATCAGAAACAGATGCAGATACTATAGAAACATTTTTAGATGCAAGGGCAGAAGATTCTGCTAGTTTTGATTTTACTCCTCCTGGAGAAAGTGCAGCAAGTAAATACGTTTGTCCTTCATGGTCAAAATCTATACCATATAACAATAGAGCTACAATACAGGCAACATTCAAAGAGGTATTTGAACCATGAGTACTGCTCCGATTATTACTGATCTGCAAAAGATCAATCCATCATCAGTTATTGAATTATTTACTTTAGAGATTACTGCTGCCTTACATGGATCAAATGCAACCTATAGATTTCATGCAGGTACAAATTATAATTCTAATGCAGATATTATCTGGGCTGGTAATACATATACAAAGATGCCAATACAAGCAGAAGGTTTTGCTTACACAAGAGGGCAGTTACCAAGACCAACTTTAGTTGTAAGTAATGCTCTTAATACAATTACAGCAATTTTGTTAACTGTTAATCAGACCACAGCAGGTAATGATTTAACAGGAGCTACGGTCACTAGAATCAGAACTTTAGCAAGATATTTAGATGCAGCAAATTTTCCAGGAAGTTCAAACCCATTCGGAACTCCTGATTCTACAGCAGAGTTTCCACAGGAAATATATAAAATTGATAGAAAATCATCAGAAAACAGAGAGACAGTTACATTTGAATTAGCAGCAGTATTTGATCTTGCTGGTGTTCGTGCTCCGAAACGTCAATGCACAAGATCCATATTTCCTTCTATTGGTACGTTTAATTAATGAGTTGGAAATATAAAGCATTACTTCATGCAAAGAAAGAAGATCCTAAAGAATCTGTTGGTGTTTTATTAAATATTAAAGGTAAACAACAATATTATCCCTGCGGTAATCTGTCTACTTATAGTCATCAATGTTTTATTCTTGATCCAGAAGATTATGTAAAAGCAGATAATTTAGGAGAAATAACAGCTATTATTCATAGCCACCCTGTAACACCACCAACACCAACTCAAGCTGACAAAATTAGCTGTGAAGATAGTGGTTTACCCTGGCATATTGTTAATCCTAAAACGGAACAATGGGGTTATTACGAACCAACTGGTTATAAAGCTCCATTATTGGGTCGTGAATGGGTTTGGGGTGTAACTGATTGTTGGTCTTTAGTGAGAGATTGGTATAAAGAAAATTTAGATATAGATTTAAGAGATTGGGAAAGACCTTTAACACCAGAGGAGTTTTTAAAAAATCCTATGTTTGAACAATGTGCATGGAGAACAGGATTCAGACAATTAAGACCAGAAGAAAAATTACAAAAAGGAGATTTATTATTTATGTCAATAATGAGTCCAGGTCTAAATCATGTAGCTTTATTCTTAGGAGATGAAATTTTACATCATTTAGCAGATAGACTATCTTGTAGAGAGCCATTATCAGAATGGTTGTTAAAATGTATAGGAGGGAGGTATCGTTATGCTGCGTAAAGTAAAACTGTATGGCGAACTTGCTAAAATCGTTGGTCATAAAGAATTAGAAGCAAAAGTAGATAATATTAGTCAATCCATTAGATTTTTAACATCTAACTTTCCAAAAACAGAAAAGTACATAGCAAATACTAATTTTAAAGTTTTAGTTGGTGATTATCAAATAAGTGAAAAAGAATTAGAAGATCCTATAGGAAAACAGGATTTACATTTTGTACCTGTGATAACTGGTGCTGGAGGAGAAGGAGGATTAGGCAGAGTACTAACTGGTGCAGCATTAATTGGTGTTGGGATATTATCTGGTGGAGCATCTTTTGGTGCTACAGGATTTACAGGAGTTGGTTTTTTAGGAGGTGCAACAGCAGTTGCAGGTAATGTTGGTATCTATATGGCTCTTTCTGGTGTTGCAGAAATGTTAGCTCCTACACCAGAAACTCCTGATTTTTCTTCAGAAGAAGATCCTAGACTATCTTTTAATTTTTCTGGTACGCAAAATACATCAAGAGCAGGCACTCCTGTTCCAATAGTTTATGGTGAAATATTTACAGGAAGTGTTGTAATAAGTGCAGGTGTTGATACTGAACAGGTAAGAGCATGACTAAACCTAAAATTATTAGAGGTGCTGGTGCTCCACCCCCTCCTTCTGCACCACCCCAACCCACCAGAACTCCTGATACTTTACATAGCAGACAATTTGCTACATTGATGGATTTAATATCAGAGGGAGAGATAGAAGGTTTTGCTTCTGCTTCTAAAGCTGGTTTAACAAAAGGCACAACTGCATATAATAACGCTGCTTTAAAAGATGTATTTTTAAATGATACTGCTATTTTACAAGCTAGTGCTGACAATTCAAGTCCAGCTACAACTGATTTTAATTTTCAAGATGTAACCTTTGATCCTAGATTTGGAACTTCAGATCAAACTCATATCAATGGAATTGAAAGTAGTGAATCATTACAAACTGTTGGGGTTAATGTAACAAAGGATTCTCCTGTTACAAGATCAATAACAAATACAGATATTGATGCTGTAAAAGTAACAATAACTTTTCCTCAGATTCAAGTTGCGACAAGTGCTGGTGATATATTAGGAAGTTCAGTTAATTTACAAATACAAGTTCAATATAATAGCGGTGGTTTTACTACTTTAATTGATGATACTGTCACAGGAAGAACTGCTGATGCTTACCAAAAAGAATACAGAGTAACTTTAACAGGTGCTTTTCCTGTTGATATAAAAGTTGTAAGAGTAACTGATGATCCGACAGATGCAAGTACAGTAAACACTTTTCAATTTACAAGTTTTTCAGAAATTGTTGATGATAAACAAACTTATCTAAATAGTGCTTATGCCTCTTTACGAATAGACTCACAACAGTTTAGTTCTATACCAAAACGTAAATATCGAATAAGAGGGATAAAAGTAAGAATCCCAGGTGCAGGAGCGTCTAGTTCTGGAACTCCAACAGTAGATAGTACAACTGGTCGTATTGTTTATCCAGATGGTTATATATTTAATGGTGTTATGGGTGCAGCTACTTATTGTAACTGTCCTTCGATGATATTATTAGACCTTCTAACTAATACTAGATATGGATTTGGAGATCATATTACAGATAGTAATTTAGATTTATTTTCTTTTGTCACCGCTAGTAAATACGCAAACACACTGGTATCAGATGGTTTTGGAGGACAAGAAGCTAGATTTAGTTGTAATGTAAATATTCAAAATAGCAATGAAGCTTTTGATTTAATAAATGAATTAGCTGGTGTAATGCGTTGTATTCCTATATGGTCTGCTGGATCTATTACTCTTTCTCAAGATAGTCCTAAAGATAGTTCTTATATATTTAGCTTGGCAAATGTAGGAGAAGGTGGTTTTGATTATTCTGGAAGTAGTTTAAAAGCAAGACATAGCGTAGTTTCTGCCAGTTATTACAACATGGATTCGCAGGAAGTAGATTTTGAAGTTGTTGAAGATAGTGCATTAATAGCAAAGATAGGAACTGTAGTAAAACAGGTAAAAGCATTTGCCTGTACTTCGAGAGGGCAAGCGAATCGTCTTGCAAAGAATATATTATTTGCAGAAAATAACGAATCAGAAGTTGTTACTTTTACAACATCTCTTGATAGTGGTGCAATATGTAGACCAGGAAGTGTTATTGAGATAAACGATCCAGTAAGAGCAGGGATTCGTAGATCAGGAAGAGTAAATGCTGCTACAACAACTCAGATAACAGTAGACGATACAGCTTCTACAGATTTACCTACTACAAATAATCCAAAATTAAGCGTTATATTGCCTGATGGAACTGTAGAAACTAAAGATGTTTCATCTATCTCAGGTGCAGTTATAACAGTATCTTCTGCTTATTCTGATACTCCAAATGTAAATACAGTCTGGTTGTTGTCCAATGATACTGTTCAATCTCAAAAATTTAGAGTAGTAACAGTACAAGAACAAGATGGCATGAATTATGCAGTAACAGCTTTATCTTATGTTTCTGGTAAATATGATTTTGTTGAAGATGGTGCATCTCTTCCAACTAGAACTGTAACTACTTTTGTTGGGTTAAAAGAACCTCCTAGTGCTTTACAGGTAGAAGAAAAAATTGTTGAAATTAATAACCAGGCAATAGCTAAACTTATTATTAGTTGGCAGCCTATAACTGGTGTTACACAATATCAAGTTAACTATAGATTTAATAATGGTAATTTTATTTCTACAACAGTTTCTTCTCCTGACTTTGAAATACTTAATACAGATATTGGAACGTATGAAGTTCAAGTATTTAGTTTTAACGCTTCTTTGCAGTTAAGTGCAACATCTACAAATGCTACTTTCAATGCTGTTGGTAAAACTGCTTTACCATCAGATGTTACTGGATTATCAGCCGAACCAATAAATGAAAAATTAGTAAGACTCAGATGGAATTTATCTACAGATTTAGATGTAACTCATGGAGGTCTTGTCTTTGTAAGACACTCAACTAAAACCGATGGAACAGGTACATTTTCTAACTCTGTTGATTTGATTCAAGCTCTTGCAGGTAACACGACAACTGCGGAGGTCCCCTATTTAGAAGGTGAGTACATCCTTAAATTTAGAGATGATGGCGGTAGATTCTGTTCTGGAGAAACAAGTGTAGTAATTGATCTTCCCGATAATTTAGCTCCTTTACTTGTTCAAACAAGGCGAGAAGATTTAGATAGTCCACAGTTTCAAGGCACAAGAACTAATGTTGCTTATGACGCTGGTACATCCAGTTTAAATTTAGTTGGTGCTGGTAATTTTGATTCAATAACTGACTTAGATCTTGTTTCTTCTCTTGATGATTTTGGAGGCATTGTTTCTTCTGGTACTTATGATTTTGGAGGTGATGCAGGTAGCACCACTTTAGATTTAGGTGGAGTCTTTAGTCTTGATTTAAAACGTCATTTTTTAACAGAAGCATTTTACCCTAACGATTTATTTGATAGCAGATCAGCTTTATTAGATACATGGACAGATTTTGATGGAACTGCAGCTACAGATGTAAACGCAGAAATGCTAGTAAGAGTTACACAAGATAATCCTAGTTCTGGATCTCCTACTTATACAGATTTTCAAACATTTGCTAACGGTACTTATAAAGGAAGAGGATTTCAATTTAGAACTAATATTACAACTAATGACCCTGCACAGGATATTAGAGTGTCTCAATTAGGTTATACAGCCTCTTTACAAAGAAGAACAGAGCAAGGTAATGTAACAGCTAGTGGAGCAGGAGCAAAAGCTGTAACATTCACTAGCCCATTTTTTGTTGGCACTGCTTCTTTGCTTGGAGCAAACACTAATTTACCCTCTATCGGTATCAATGCACAGAATATGGCATCAGGAGATTATTTTGAAGTGTCTAGCATATCTGGAACGGGCTTTACTGTTCACTTTAAAAATTCCTCAAATGCTTCGATTGATAGAAATTTCACCTATCAGGCTGTCGGTTTTGGTAAAGGAGGGTAGAATGGGTAAAAAGTTTACAAGTTAGATGGCTACACACGACTATGTAATTGATAATGGCACGGGTGCTGCGGTTAGAACCGATTTAAATAACGTATTGGCTGCAATCGTTAGTAATAATTCAAGTTCTTCTGAACCTTCTACAACATATGCGTACCAATGGTGGGCTGATACAACAACAGGTATTTTAAAAATAAGAAATAGCTCTAATAATGGTTGGGTAGAGTTACTTCAGTTAGATGGTACGTTAACACTCGAAGATGGAAGTGCATCAACTCCTGGTTTAGCTTTTAGAGATGATCTTAATACAGGTATATTTTCAAGTGCAGCAGATAATTTTGACATAGCCACTGGTGGATCTGTAAGAGCAAATGTAAGTTCAACAGGATTAAATGTTACTGGAACAGTTATAGATGATGGTGCTACCCATGATGGCGATGTAACTTTTACAGGAGCAAGTGCAAACGTAGTATTTGATAAATCGGATAATGCTCTTGAATTTGCTGACAACGCAAGTGCAGTTTTTGGAGCTGGTTCAGATTTAACAATTACGCATGATGGTACTGACAGCAAAATCACAAGTGTTACAGACGATTTAATAATTTCAAGTAATGGTGATGACCTTATTCTTGAGGCTGAAGATGATGTAGTTATCAGAGATAATGGCGGTTCTAATATTTTGGCTCAGTTTATTAATGGCGGAGCTAATGAGCTATACCATTCGGCTAGTAAAAAATTTGAAACTGCTAGTGGGGGTGTGAGTCTTACAGGAGGAGCAGCAGCTAATATTACAGCACTATCAGACGGAGCAACAATAACAATAGACATGGCAACAGCCTGTCATCATTCAGTAACACTTGGTGGCAATAGAACATTTGCAGCACCTAGTAATCAGGTAGTTGGGCAATCTGGTTCG